ACTTAGATGTTGTTATCACAGGTAACATTGACTGTTTTTATACACACGAAGCACAATTAGATTTTTGTGGTATGAATGATTTTAACCCTAGTACCAAACTTTGGAACTCCAGTATTATGAGATTCAAGCAACAAGACCTTCACGGACGGATTTGGCATAAATTCATAGGAAACCGACCAGAATACCTTAGAAGATTTGCAGGTGACCAAAACCTTATATCCGACTTTTTAAAGAACACACCTGGATGTGGTTCATTTCCTGATTCGTGGACACAATCATATAAGTGGTACGATAGAAAAGGTAATAGGTACTCCAGACAAGACATGACCTATGAACACAATGGCGAATCGTTGGTATCCGTGTTTCACGGACAGCCAAATCCTCACGAATCCGAGCAGGAATGGGTAAAAAATGCTTGGAAATAACAAGTATTTTGTGTCGCAGCTCTAAAACCCTTACCTGGTCTCAAAAAAAACTTTAAAAAAAAGCGAAAAAACGCTTGCTTTCTATGTGGAAACCTGTATAATGGACACATAATGATTAAAGAATATAACAAAAAGAAACAATGGGTGCGACTAAAAAGACTTGAAAAAAGAGTTGCCAATGCTAAAAAAGTATTGTATAGTAACCCTTATAAAACACTATATGAAGTCTTACAAATAATAAAACAAAAGGAGAATACACACTATGAGTAAAGTTAAAAACTACTATTGGGACCAAGCTGAGAAAGCTGTTGATAAAATCCTAAACGAACTAAAAAACAATGCTATCACTAAAGAAGCTGCTAAGACAAAAATTATGAATGTCGAAGCCGTTAACTTATTAGATATTGATGAACACAATGTTGACGAAGTAATCGACATGGAATTGGAGATGGCGTAACAATGACACTATTAGAACACATCAAAAATATTAACGCTAAGTCTAAAGCCTGGATGGCTAAAAATCCTGGTTCATGGGCTGGTATGGTTGTAGAAGATATTAAATTCTGGAATGACCAAGGTATTTTTACTATTGAAGATTATGAAAGAAGTAATCTGGAAGTAAGTGTTTATGAAATGCACAAACAAGCATACGGTGTAAAAGGTAGACATTACAACTTCAAAGCAATGTCAACAAAAGAATTAGAAGACGAATTAGACCACCTTTGTGATGTAGCAAAGCGTGAGGCAGAGATTGAAAAAAGGCAAGAAGAAGATAATCTAAAGGCCTTTGAAAGTAGAATTGATGAAGCACTTTCTCTTGGTGCAGAAAACAGAGAAGCTGCGATAAATTGGATATTACAAGCAGAGGGGCTTGACAAAGAACAAGATTCAGGTTATATTTGTTATACACTAGGATTAAGTTATGACAAGGAACATTTATTTCAAACAAAACACTAACAAAAGGATACATTATGATAATTAATATAGGTGACAAAATACAAGACATGAAAGGTAGAGAAGGAGTTATAACTAATATCGGTATTGCAACCGAACCTACAGATATAGCTGCTGAGTTACCTACAAGTCTAAATGCAAAGACATATGATACTTCACTAAATTATACTGGTGCAGTTACATTCGGTTCAAACTGGTGTTACTTCGTACAGATAGAGAAAGTATTAGAAAAAGCGGAACAAGAAGAATCAGCAACAGATTGGATAGATAGTTAATATGATGAAATATAATGAAGATAAAATACTAAAAGAAATAGAAACCTATATTAAAAGCACATACGGCCAACATTATGCACAAGTAAGTAAAGGTACACAGGTACAAGACTTGCTAAGAAGTGTAGGAATTGACAAAGATTTCTGTCAAGCCAATGCAATCAAATATTTGTGTAGGTTTGGTAAAAAAGATGGTAGGAATAGAAAAGACCTACTGAAAGCGGTACACTATATTGTACTATTAATGAACTCAGAGGACCAAGGAGTAAAATAATGATTGATGTATTGAACCACATTGATGATGTAAAAAAGATTCGCAGTATGATTTTAGGCGGTCACTATGACCAAGCACTAAAACATTGTGATGTAAGTATAGCACATAACGAGAAGAAAGTTGATGACTTTGAGAAGTGGGCTGAAGAAGAAAGTAAGAAGGATATACTTCCAGAGGGGGTACGGTAGTACACGAAGGCTTCGATTCGCCTCTCCTGGCGCATCCTGGCAGCTTTTCTGGCGAGAAAAGTCAACAAAAACACGCTTTTTATAGGGCTTGCCATTTCCAATAAGATGTGGTAGGATGAAGACTAATAATTAACAAAAGGATTATATTATGGCTTTTTATAGCAAAGAAACACTATTTGCAGAGTTTGATGTTGCAAAATCTAAAGACACTAAGAACAAGAAAGAGATATACGACAATCGTATTCAATTCTGTAGAGACCACATTGAGTTAAGAAACAATAAACCTCAATACTATGAGGGTGTTGATATTAACTTTTCTAATTTGTTGTCTGCTTATCTACAAGTAAATCCAATTGACGCATTTTACAAAGTAGGTTTCGGTAAAACATTTGCCGAAGTCAAGGCAATGTCAGACGCAGAAACTCCAGAAAACAAGAGTGTAAACTAATGGCGATTATCTATACAAATCAATCTAGTGGTTACTCACGCAAGAATAAAAAGAAGATGAATAGTTTATCTGCTAATCAGATTGCTGAGTACAAAGAAGACCTAAGAAAACACAACAAACATTACAAGTCAAAAGGTTTGCATAGTATGTTGATGACACTAGACGAATATATTAAGTATAGATTTGGTGCATTACCAAAAGTAAAAACAAAATCAGTTCCACTACAGAGTGTTCCTTATACAAGAGAAACACCAGATTACCCTAGTTTATCAAATAGTACAAACTTAGGTGGTGGTACAATTGATGTAAAAACGCAGATGGAAAGAATTGAAGTATCTAAACAATACTCAATTGTTCCAGCGTACAACAAAGGTCCTTACATGGTAGTCAGTAAAGATGACCTTAAAACAGCGGGAAGGAAAGTATGACACTAACTGAAAAGATAGTAGGCGTATTAGCAATACTGGCATTTTTGTTAATCACAGGCGTTGCAAAAGCAAATCCAGTTACAGATTGGTTGACGAATGAGAAAAACAAAATTGTTGAGTATCAAACTAAAAGTTGGGCAGACAGTAAAGTACAACTTGCTCAAACTAAAGAAACAATCTTAAATCTATTTAATAAAGCTAAAGACAATGTTACACAAGATTAGTGACCTTTGTAATAAAATAGACTCTATAAAAAAGATGTCAGATGACCTTAGGACTACGAAGTATAGTTTTCCTAAGTCGCCTGATAGAGATTTTAGAATACAAAATTTAATTGATAACATACAGGCAGATTGCTTATTGGTATCAAATGACAAATCAGATTATGGCAAAGAAAAGGACTAAAAAAGAATTAATTGGTTATTACTATGACGGCAAGAAGTCATGGAAAATGTATAAAGATGAAAATGGCGAAGAGTGGCAAGAAGAGTGGGATAAGTCAGAAAGTAATTATGATTATTCTGGTGTCGACCATGATAAGCTCTTGCACGACAGGTTCTACAAATGATAAAAAAAAGAAATATAATCCAGCGTTTAGTATTATTAGGACTATTATTACCGGTACTAAGTAATTGTACGAGTATTAATAGAACGCATATTGGTGCTGGTGCCGGTGCAGGTTCAGGTGTCGCAGCCTGTGTGGCCATGGGTGCTTCAGACCCTTATGTCACAGGTAGTTGTGCCTTGATTGGTGCATTTGCTGGTGCAGAAATTATGTATAATTCAGATTATGATGTACACAACGCAGTATTCGTAGACCATTTAAATACAGCACCAAGTTATGGTTCATCTTATACAAATTGGTACAATCAAAAAACAGGTAACTCAGGTATTATTAAGATTAGTAAGTCATATATGGAAGGACCTTTCAAGTGTAAAGAATATGACGCAACTGTAGATATTACAAGTAGATGGCCATTGGTTGGTGTCGGAGGCGTTAAGAGAGAGGTTATATTTGGTACTGCTTGTCAAACACCAGACGGACAATGGATAGAAAAACCATGATGGATCCTAGAAAACAAATGAGATTTTATTTAACATGGACATTTGTTCTTATTTTGTTCTTATTACTTTCTGGACTTGCCATTGCAGGCGATTTGAGTTATCCTAAGATTAAGAATATAGAACCAAGTGAAGTTAATGGTCAATATTGTTATGTTA